GTATCGAAAGGTGACGTGATGCCAGTCCCTTGAGCCTGGTAACTAGGACCTCCACGCTTGAACATCGGTCTTTTTAAAATTCTATTGTACATATTAATTATCTGCGCCAGGTAATGGGGTTGTATAATTTCTTCTGTCTCCAAAAGGACCCATATACTGTTGCGCTTGTTGTGTATTCTGTTGGCCAAACATTCCCATGATATTAGCTGCTCCTAAACCTCCACCAATTCCTGTAACCATAGGGCTAGGTTGGAAAGGCATAGTAGGTGATCCAGGGATTGATCCTGCAACTGAACCATATAAATTTGAAACATCTTGTAGTCTTGTCATTGGTAATTGGTAAGCTTGTTGTTGAGCTTGTGCCAATTGATTTAATTTAGTTTGTTCTAACATTTGGTTCTCTGCTCCTAATGTTCCAAGAGCTGCAATACCTTGTTGCTCCATACCAGTTGCATAAGTACCCATTCCTTGTAGGTTAGATAAAGCTTGTTGCTGTTGTGCTAATGCTTGATTGTATCCTGTGCCACGTAGACCTGCTAATAAAGCTGCTCTGTTTCTGTCAGTTTCACCTTGGTACTGTGCCATTTGAACTCCTGCTCTTGATCCACCAAACGCACCAGCTGCTGCTTGTTGTTCGTTAATTTGTTTTCTTCCCATACCAGCTTGAACATCAAAGTCTGCCATTGTTGCATCAATAACTTCTTTTTGATACGGCGACATAAATTGTTTGTAAGCATCTGTTGATAATAAATCTTGTGAAGCAGCTGGAGGTGTACCAATTGCATCTAGATAAGGTTGGTAAGAAGCTATTCCTGTTTTACCAGTAAAGCCTGTAACCATTCCTGAAGTATCTCTTTGGATATCTCCCATTCCATACATGTCTGCAGTTCTTTGTTGAGCTGCTTGTTGGAATGCGCCTGGTCCTGCAACCTTAGCTGTAAGTTTATCTACATTAATAGGAGTTCCTAGTTGCCCGATACCATATTGAAGTATCTTCTCACCGTAGGGTTGTAGATTTGCGCTAGGTAAAAGTCCGTATCCTTCTGTTGCCATTATGCTGTCATCCTTTTAGCTGTAGGTTGTGCTTCTAAATTTTTCATAGTTTCGTACATTCTTTTTGCACCTTTGTTAATACTTCCACCGCCTGCAGCTCTTACTGCATCAGCTGTGAATACAAATTCGTTTTTAGATAATCTCGCTGGGACATCATCTTTTTTTTCATACTCTCCAATTGGAACAAAGCCACCATTAAATCTGTAGTCTTTTTCCATTCCGCCTAGATCCATGATACCACCTTCGGTATTATCCATAACTGGACCTGGGCCCATTGCATATCCCATTCTTCCACCTTTGGCTGCCATCTGTATACCTTGTGGTTCTTCACCTGGTTTAGGTAAATATATTGGTGGTTGTTCTGGGTCTTCTGGACCTCTTGGAATCGCAGATTCCATTCCAACTATTGAAAAATATTTGTCATCATCAAAAGCTATTTCACCAGCTTCCTCATAACTGTAACCTAAAAATTCTAAATGTTCTATTCTTTTAATATACCAATCAGGACCTGCCATAGGACCAATTGGAACTCCCTCTTCCATTTTAAATTCAAAATCACCTAATGATTCTTCATCCATTATATCTAGTACTTCATCTTCTCCTGATCCATATGCATACTTCTTACGAAGACCTGCAATACCACCTGTAGCCATATACTTACTCATTTCTTCTTGGAACATTTGTAATTCCATTTCATTAAGTTGGTCATAAGGTTTATTAAACAACTGCATAGCTGCATCATTTTGAGAATCTCCCATACTAGGTGCAGATGCCATCTGAGTTTCTCCTTGAGACATTGGTGCTTCACCTTTAATCATGTCTCTCCAACCACCATCGTTAAAGAAAATTTCAAAATCAAAATCAAAAATAGATTTATCTGGAGTACTCATCTGGTCCCAGATCATAAAAGCATTAGCTCTATCTCCTCGGCCAGTATTATAAAAAACTTGTTCGCCAATGTTAACTCCTTCTTCTTTCATTAAATAGTCAGGAGTAATTACTTCTTCGTCCATTTCCATTACTTCAACTTCGCCTGGTCCATATGCATATCTTTTACGAAGACCACTTATACCACCGTGTTTTAAACCAGTAGCTTCTGTGTAATCTGTTACTTGTGCTTTCGTTGTAGGTGTGCCTGATACTGCCATAGGTGTTAAGTTTAAATCTATAGCTGCTTGTGCTTCTTGACCAGCTGCTTCTGCAGCGGCCATGTAATCATTATAAGCATCTTTTTGTAATTCGTTTTTTGCTTTTTGATCTTTGTAAGATGCATATGTAGATAAAGCAGCCACCCCTGTTTTAATTAAAGGATTATACTTATTTGCTGTATCTATTACGTTTGTGAGCCATTCCCATGCCATAAATTCTATTTCCTTAATGTATGATTATATATTAAAATCGCAGGGATTACACCTGAACTTAGCAGTTTACTTGTTTTTTTAGCGATCGTCAATATCATCTTATATGTTACTTTTAGTACCTAAACCAAGGTCTAAGATCTTAACATTAACATCTCTTTTAATATGTTCTCTTTTAGTGTCTGTTTCAGGGTTGTCTACATCATCGTCAGCTTCTTTATCTGACATGTATTCTTTACCTGTTTCAGTATTAGTTAATGTTATCTCTACCTCAGGGGTAATAACGTGTACTTTTTTACCATCTATTACTTGATATTCACTCTTCGATTCTTGCTCTTTAAAGGGCATATTTCTCCTATGTTCTGCTTGTCTGTAGCACCGCAGCTGTCATCTTTATAACATTTCCTGTGGCACATTTCATCCTAATTATATCGCCTGCTTCTAGGATGAGTATATTATTAAAAGTCAAAAGATCAACCCCATCACTAGCTGTGACATTTGCTATATCATACTCATAATCAGTGGCTCCTGATGCATCATATACTTTAATCTCTACATCTAGGGCTGAACCATGAGTATTAAAAAGCTTTATTGTTTTAACAATAGATGTAGTTTCAGCTGGAGCTGTATACATATCATCAAATGAACCTGCAGAGGTTACTTTAGCTTGAATATTTTTATATACGTTTGCCATTATGTTAAAAAGAAATTAAACCTTTCTGCATCATCCTTTTCAGGTTGTTGATATGTTGAATTAAGTTGCTGGATTAAAGAAGAAATTGTTCTATTAATTTGTCTTTGATTATCTTCACTATATTCTCGTTTAGGTTCTGGTAATCTTACTACTATTTTTGTCATTATCTTCTCCCATCTGCTTGAACATCTACTTGGAAAGTACCGTATCTCCAGTCTTCTCCGGCGCTTTGGTTTTCAATTTTAATATTAGCATATCTTCCTCGAGCTCTAGTATCAAATTTTCTAGAAGAAGAAGTAACATCAAATGGACTATAAGTACTATCTGTAGAAGTACTTGATGGATAGTCTTTAACCCCTACTGTAACTTTTGCTGTTCCTGTAAGAGTTTTAAAATCTGGTAAAAATCTTCTCATTGCTAAGAAGTATTCTCCTGCTCCTTGTTGCGTGTTAATAGGAAAATCAAAAGAAGTTGCAAAAGAAGTAAGAGTAGTCACTGTGTTATCAGGATTTAATTGATCTGTTCCTGTTTCATGTTGAAAGTAAACAGTTTGACCTAGTCCTGAAGATCCTACAACATCTGGAAAAGTACCTGTAGATGAGCTATTAAATTGAGTTGCATAAGGTTTTGGATAAACTGTTGCATCAATAAAAGTTGTTCTAATAGAATTAGTATTAACACCAGTGTACCAAATTCCTCCTGGTTGTCTGCCTGATTCTCCATAATTAAATACTACATACTTATCATTAAATGAAGAACTGGCTCCTGGGTAATACCAAACTACTTCAGTAAATAGGTTATTAATTCCAGCATATACTTGTTGACCTTTAGTTGTATCAAAGTCATCAAATACATAGTCCTCTACCACACAAGGTAAAGAGTTAACGGTACCATCAAAAGAAAAGAAACCATTATTACTTAGCCAATAAGCTACACCATCTATTTCACAGCAAGCATTTTGACCTACTAATCCACAGTTAGTTCCTACTTGTTCAAATTCAAAAGTATAAGGAGATCCTACATATTTCATAGTATAAAGAGCATTGTCGGTCCACACTAGAATATTTTCTTTAGCAACAATGGCTCCCATTAATTTGGTTCCGTCTTGAAGTCTTTGATCTCCGGCACTGTTGTCTGCTTCTGGAGCAAAAACATTAATTTTATTAATATCAGAGAAACGAAGAAACATATCGTCTTGTGAACTTGAGTCTCCTAAAGTTGTTTCTGTTCCAAAATGAACTAAGTGTCTTGTTGTTGGAGATATTAAAGTAAATCTACTAGCTGTTGGATTTCCATCACCACTACTAATAGCGGTTACATAATTTGTTGTATTCATAGAAGCACGTGTTGTAAATTTTGTATCTCCACTTACTCCTGAGTTCCATGTAAATGTTTTTCCATTAGCAATGGTTCCAACTAAAACCTGTCCCCAATTACTTAAAGACCAAAGTCCTGGTTCTAAAGTAACTGTAGTTGCATTTACTGCATCGCCCCAGTTAGTCCATTTAGTTGCGTTTTGAAGAGCCGTATTATCAGAATGAGCTTGTCCATTTGAAGTTCCAGGAGTTGCTGTTCCTAAAGCTCCTCTAGTAATGTTTTGAAAATTTGTAGCATTAGTTGCTGTGTAGGTAATTAACTCAGCATTAGGAACTGCTCCAACTGCAATAGTTCCTGTAGAAGGAAAGCCTGTAGTAGAGTCTACAGTAACAGCTGTACCAGATCCACCAGTACCAGCAGTGTCAGCATTTAATGCTCCATCTAATTGATCATCTACTACTCCAGTAACTGTTCCACCATAGTCTCCAATTCCAAATCCATAACCATAAGACTGTTGTGAAGGTCCTATTCGTTGATAAGGTGCAACAATGCAAGAGCTTCCTGAAGTTAAATCAGAACCACCTCCATTTGTTTCTGCTGTGGGTGATGTAATAGTAAATGTTACATTACTTGGAGCAGTTATAACTTGACAAACTTGTCGGTCAGTACTTGTAAATTCAATATTGTTTTTGTTTAAAGCTGAAGCAGAAGGCATAGTAACAGATTCTAAAGCTACAATGTCTCCTATTTCTAAACCATGGGCTGATGTTGTAGTAATAGTAATAGAAGTACCAGGAGCAGTGCTATTAGTTGTTATAGTAGAACCTGTAAATGTAGTTTGAACTCCTGCAGAATTAGTTCTCCAAGGAGTAACATCATAAAGTTGACCTTCAAAATATATAAGTAAAAATTTATCTGTACCTATTCCAACGTATCTATTTCCTTCTAGATCTGTAAAAGCTAACTGGTTTCTAGCAACTCCTACAATAGTGTCTGTAAGTAAAGAAGCCCAACCGCCTACTTTTTCAGCAAGTCCATATCTCCATCTTACATTATCGGAATCGACCCATCGGTCTGTAGCTCCAACCCCAGTGTCTTGTTTATTGACACCTGGCTGAAATTTCATTTCAAAAAGAGCCATATGCTAAGCTCCTTATGTTGCTTTACTCTTATAGTTCCAACCGCAAGTGCTGTCTACGTAGATAAAAGTTGCTGCCATAGCATTTGTATTCAAAGTTGCATTAGAAGTCCCATTATTAATAGGCTTTCCATTTCTGTCAACTGTAACAGCATTGGATCCAAAATAGTTTCTAGAATCTATAATAGTAACTTCATCACCTACCGCTGGTGAAGCAGGAAGTGTCACTGTAGCTACTGCAGAAGTAGTGTCTACAAAAATTTGATCCCCAGCCACCGCTAAATAAGGTGAGTAAGTGTTATTAATAGAAATAGCTCCTCTATCTAAAATAGTTATAAGAGTTTGAGTTCCGTTAGATCTACATAAAACTGTAGCTCCTACAGGAATAGTTTGAGTAGTGCCACTAGCAGTTAAAACTCCTAGGGTATATTTATTAGTTCCATTTCTATCAGTATCATCTTTCATAATCCAAACTCTATCAGAACCTGATGGCATAGTTATTGTTCTATTAGCCGTTAAAGTTCCATAAAGTCTTAGATATTGATTTTTTCCATTTGATGTTGCACCATCTGTTAATAATAAAGTAACACTTCCAGATGCCATATCTACATCTAAAACACCTGTAGCTACTTGTTCTAAAATTTGTAGGTTAGTATTAGTAATACCACCCCATTGACCAGCTTTTTCGCCAGTTGTTATAATTTCTAATTTAGTGTCTGTTGAATACGTTGATGCCATAATTTTATACTCCTGGGTCTATTTCTACCCAAGTCATATTAACCCCTGGGATTATTTCACTCCATGTTATTGCCTGTGCTGTTCCTGTAGCTAGGGTTAAATCTATGCCACTAGGTTCAGCATTTGCGTCAGCTGTCACTGTAACAGTTCCTGAAGAAATTACAACCTGATTTCCACTAACATCTACATCGGCTCCAGCCGTTGCTATAACGGTTCCAGTAGCTAAAGTAACAGCAGATCCAGTAACTGTAAAATCTACATCAATATTAAGAGTTACAGTACCTGTACCTAATGTAAGGTCAAAGCCATCAACTAATTCTGTAATAGAATCAGCTGTGATTCCTGGGTTTCCGATATTAATTGTAAGCTGATTACCAGTAACATTAAGTGTTACATTTCCTTCATTACCTGAAGCTGAAATGGGTAGCGCCGCAAAAGAGTCAAATCCTAATAACATATATAATCCTTAGAAGGAGACACGGGGTATGTGGTGGTGCCGTGCCTCCATCAAAGAATTATATCATCGTTTAAACCAAGAAGGAAGACCTAAATGTGGACGTTTGTCGAACATATTATCCTTTGCTCCTGGGGTCTTACGATTGTTATAATGCAAAAAAACTTGTACGCATTCTTTGCCCTTGAATTTTTCTCTCCAATGTTCTAGCTCACAGCCAGAATAAACCAGCATATCTCCTGGTTTTAAATCTACTTTGACACCTTTCATACCTTCTTTTCCAGATGGCTCTAAGTATATTGGCCAATCATCACCACCCAAATTCATAGTGGTTGATATCTCACAACTAAATCTATCTTTGTGTCTTTTAAGGATATCACCTTTTTTATATATTCTTGCATAAGTATAAGCTGGGTATAATTTTAATCCTGTTGCTTTTTCCATAGCTGGTTGGCATTTAAGTAATAAAGTTTCCATAGCTATATTTCCATATTGAGAATAAGTATGAGGAATCTGACCATCTGCCGCTTCATATTCGCCTAATATAGTTTCAAAAGGAGAAAAATATCTTCTTGCTTTACAAGTCTCTAAAACTTGTTTTTGCATTAAAAAATAATTTGCAACAAAACTAGCTAAGTCTTTTGATATAGCTTGACGAATAACCGTATACTTTTTCTTTTTAAACATCTTTAGCCATTTCTTTTGGTACAGCTTGTATATTCCAATGAATAAATCTAAATGGTTCTATACCAAAGTCTACTGCATATTCATGTTCTAAATAACCTGGAAATATAATTAATGTTCCTGGTTTTGGTCTTAAATGAAATTGTTCGTGACCTGGCCATACACCTTTTAAGTCTGGTTTCATTTTTAATTTTGTACATCTTGCACCAGTCTTTGGTTCGTGAAATACAGGATAAGAAGTTTTATCACTACATTTTAAAA